TCTTGAAGGTCACCAAGTTTTTCAGTAACCTCTGCAACCTGTTTAATAAGGTTTCCGGCAACTTCGTATGCTCGTGGATGGTCCGATTCTTTGGCGAGTTCCAGTATTCCTTCCACTGCATCCGTTCCTCTTTCGACCAAATTGTAAAAGTTTTGTCGTTGGTATTCATAATCTCTCTCCACATGTTCATTCGCATCACCCCAATCTTCTTGAGGTAATGGCATCACTTCTTGTTTTTTATTATCAGTTGAAATTTCTTCTACTATGCCTAATGCTTTATCAATTGTGTTATTCATCTTCGCCTGTCACTGGGTTAAAGTTTTTCGCATCCGTAAAGAATGATGTAGTTTCGTTAAATCCAAAATCATCATCTGCATCAGCACTGGATGGGTTTGGTGTAACGGTAAGTCTCTGTTCTCTCTTTGGTGATTTGTCTGGTAAATCAGCAAACTGGTCAGCTTGAACTGTTCTAATAATATTACTGGAAGTAACAGGACCATATAGATAGAATTTGCATGTAAAGTTCATTGTATATATCAATGCTCTTCTTTGTTCAAAATCTCCCTCATAACTATCCTCATAAGATATACCATTTAGAATAATTGGGACATCTCTTTTGATGCCCATGTCTGCCATATCGTTAACGGTGATCGTATAGTCAGGTTGGAAGTAAGGAAGAATTTGTTCTACAATTTGTAATGCATCATCTGATTGTTTTGCCAAAATATACAATACAACATCCAAGTTGTAAGGCACTGGCATATACTGGGTATCAATTGATCTTGTATTATTTCCTGCATTAACCTTTTTAAATTTTTGCACTCGATTTAGTTTTCTAGTGGCATCATAAGTAAGGTTTTGAATTTCAAAACCAATTCGTGGTAAAGTCACAGCCACCTTACTTGATAGATCAGCATCAGACCTGAGACGAACCAAAAACTTTTCTCTTGGACCATAAGCAAGAGGAACCTTCATAGATTGAGTGATATTTCCAGAGCTATCCTTACGAACTAATTGAACATTATTAAATGTTGTTCCGAATGCCACAATTATTTTTCGTATTGTTTCATGATAGAATTGTTGACCCAACATTATGAACTACTCCCTACATCTCCAAATGGATTTAACTCTGAGAAATCTAACACAGAATCATCAGCAACATCAAACAACTCATTCTGTGCCGAGGTGTCCACATTACCATCATCAGCCGTGCTTCCATCACCTATTATATAGTCTTCCTGTAATAAGAACTCTCCTGTCTCTGAAAGGAGAACACCGGCAGATGTTGTCATGTCACTGGTTTCTAGGGCAACTATTTCATCACCATCTGTATCATCAGCATTTTCGTGTACAATTCTACCAATCTCATTCTCTAAGAATAGTGCGTCAATTGAAGCAGAATCTTGTTCCATTGTAAACTGCAACGCAAGAGTATCAACTGACAGACTATCTTCAATCGCATCAATCGCAGAAATATCTGTATCCAGCACCTCTGAACTATAATCAAAGAGGCGACAACGCATCTTGTAAACTGGATTATTATCTAACTGAAAATATGGCTCATCGTGGTCTACAAAGTTGATTTGGAATATCTTTGAGAGAACTGGATGATATATTAAATCTCCCTCTAATGGTCTATCAGAATCAGTTGCTGTTGCTTCTGAAATGATATACCCGCTTTCAAATGATGCGGAGGCTTCTACTGTGGCGCTATCCAAAGTTCCATCTTCTAACAATATAGAACCACTAAGAGTATCTGTGCCACTCTCTATTGTAATCTGTTTAGTCAACTCTTGAAATCTAGTTTTAGCAACAACAAATGTTGCCTCACTCAAGTTCTGTAGACCAAACTGATTCATAAGTTCTTTTTCACCACCAAATCCAGCTTCACTATTTTCCATATACATTTCAATCTTTGCTTGAGTATTAAATTTAGCAAGACTATCTGTTCCAAGAATCGTATCCTCATTTACGAGTGTTCGATCTAGGTAAAAAACATCATGGCCATGTATCTGAATAGATTCAATAACCAAATCTCTGTACAGATTTTGTTCTGTTGTTAGGGCTGTGACATTACTTGTGTGAAATGCTGAATTGACTGCCATGAGTTATCCTATCATATAATCAAGTGGTAACTCGTAAGCTAGTTGAATCTGTTCTTCCAATCTAATAATTTCCTCTTGTGCCTGTTGAAATATTGTATCCCCGTTCATGGTTACACCACCTAACATAGTAACACCAGAAAACTTACTAAGGTTTGCTCCCCACTGTCTTTTAATCAGTGCAGTGGCATATCTCTTTAAATAGATATCATCAAATATATCTGTATAGGATGTTGGGTCAAGTTTTCTGTATGCTTCAATAACAATATAGTCTTGATCAGCGGTTACATCGTTTTCCCAATCCATATCAATATACAAACGGTTTTGATGCTGATTAAATCTTATGGGTGTTTCTCCAACTAAGACATGCTCCAAATAATCGAGATGTTTCATTGTCATGTCATAGTGAATGACCGACTGTGAAGAGAAGTCATACAAGTCGTTCAATCTTAACTGATAACGAACATCGAACATGTTAGCATTTCCAGCTGTGTTAGTAAAAGGAAAAACTTGAATAACTGATACTACTGAGTCTGGCACAGGAATCCAGTTCTTGCCCTCTAACCAATCAGCGGTTAGGGTGCTATCAAGTTTATCTGTAGCAGTTACAGTTGTGTTTGATCTTGCTCTTGTAACATCGTCAGTTGTGATTAAATGCTTCAAATACATTCTTTCAACACCATCATAGTGATATTGTGAAAAATATTGCAATGCTTCATCTATACGATCATCTGCTTGGTCATCAGACACATTAATATCAATAACACCGAATCCAAGATTTCTCAGACAGTATGATTTAAATGTAGCTTTTGTTGTTGGTATAGCCATTACTTGTCTACCAATTGTTGCAAGAGATTTTTGATTTCATGCATCTCTGATTTTAAAGTATTTATCTCTCTGGTTGCGTTTCTAATTGTGTCTCTCTGTTCTTCTTCTTCTAATAGTTTTCTCTTTGCATTCTCTGACCTTTTCTTAGCCAGTTCATATGCACCTTTATTACGATTGATTATGGCGTGAGAATTCATATCTCTCACTAAATCTGTTTCTCCTTCAACCTTTCTGTGATTATCACTCATTATGTTGCCAATGCTATTGCTCTTAAATCTTTAATTCTTGGTGGTTGAGACATATTAGTTCCTTGCATTACAATCTTAATAGAGAACGAAATAAATTCCTCTAATTCAGTTCCAATACCGTCATCAGTAACACCAGCACTAAACACATACTCTTGGAAGTCATCTCTATCCAAAGATGGATTAACAAATTCATCTGCACTACCATCAGTATTGAAAAACTCATAATCCAAGTCATCAAAGTCAACCGAGTCTTGAGCGCCCAATGTCTTAAAGAGAACCTTGATTTCAGATGTTGCTGGTCTATGAGCAGTCAAAAGAACTTTAATCGCAGTTGCTGGGTTATCTAATATAACTTTTTTGGTCACATAGATTGCAGCGTTATTATCACCCTCTGGTTCTGTTGATGCAACAAATGTCAGATTTGATGCAAGGTCAGATGAAGAGTCAATATTATTAATTCTGTTCGCAACTGAAACCCAAGAGCTTCTTTTCAGATCAATAACGGGAGACAGGTTTGGTCTACCACTAGATAATGTCAAATCTGTTTGATAAGATTTAGCACCACTCATTTCATTTGTTTCATTTATCTCTGATGCAATCATAAATGTATCATCAAATTCTGTATTATCATTTATTGCAATACCTAATGCATTTGCAGCACTGGTTTTAGTAAATGAAGTTTCAGTACCAGAAATACTAGTGGCACTTGTTGGTCTGATTGTACCTACAATTTGAGTATCTTCTGGCTCCAGTGTGCTTACTTGCGTAAATCCAGTATTGATAATATGGTTTTCTGTTGCAGTTACAGATGCACCACCGTTTTCAGCACTGGTTCCAGAACCACCATCAAATGCTGGGCTACTTGTAAGAGTGACACTATATGAATCCAAATCAATGTTTGCGATTGATGTGTGTGTCTTATTTATTTGTGATAATGGAACTTTATGTAGTTGGAAAAACTCTACTGTTGCACCAGCTGAATGTGCAGCAGCAGTTGTCCCTTCTTGAGCCCTAACCAAACTAGTCACAGAAGTTGTGGATATAGTTTCGTAGTACATAATTTCATCATCAATCTTAATATAAAAACGAGGCGTTGAGTCTGCGGTTCTAGAAAACTTACCAGTAGTATTGCCAAAGTTTGTTCCACTTGTCAATGTCAAACTTGTTGCAGTTGATGTTATCGCAGCACTCAAGGTTGTCGATAATCCAGAACTTACTCCAGCAATTGTAACATTGTTTGATGTGTTATACATACCATGATCTTTGTGAATCACTTTTAATGCGGTATCACCATGAGTAAATGTTAGTGGATTAGCTTTTAACCTTTTACTTGGAAGAGTATTATTTTCTAATGTAACAGTTCCATTACTGCTAGTATCAAAAACTGCTCTTTTAAGTCTAAATTTCATATCCTCTTGGGGAGATATTGCCCAAGCACTATTATTGTGAGACTTAAACAATGCCCCCTTGTGTGGTTGCTTTGAAAGTGTTGGACCTCCACCGACAGGAGTTTCACCCATTAATGATATCCAGACTTTATACTCTGGAGTATTAGTTAGTAGAGCAATAGCATATTCTTCGTCTTGTCTAACAAAAACTGGAGCAGGGAATGTAAATGTAGTTGGAGTCTCTGCTGTAATGTCAGGAATAACATCAGCAGCTTGTTTAACTACTCTCCCGAAAGGTAATACTTGTTTTGATGGATACCCATTAACTGTGCTTCTAATCTCCAATGATACTGGAATGTTTTCATCTTTAGCAGAAAAGAAAATGTCTACAGATGTTAAGAAACACCCACCTTCAACATCATCTTTACTATTACCAGTGCTAGCGCTATCAGTTGGTGTAACCGTAAAAGTCATTGCTAATGGATCACCGCCATCGTCACCACCATCCTCTGCTTGACCCCTCTGTGGAGGTCTTCTATTTTGAGGTGGAGGTGGTGGAGGTGGCCTTAATCTAAATACAACATCTTGTTGTTGCTCGAATAAACCTTTAGCTTGGAAGTATGCATTACCTGATGTTTCTGGATCAGTTGTTCTAACATCTGTAGGACTAGAGGTTAATCTAAATTCAACTTCACCAGTTGAAAACTGTGGATTTCCTGTTATAGTTGGGTCAGGAATATCGAAGAAACCTTCGACATGTCCGGCAGCAGTTGTGATAAGTGAACTACCAGCTGGCGCAGTTGTCTGTCCCTCACCAGCAGCCTCACTTGTAAATTCATTTGTCATAGTTACAAATGAACTTACCTCTGTTTTATCGAAAAATGTATATAATCTTGTGTTAGGTCTAAATCCATCACCAGTAAATTTAATTTGTTGCGCTCTTATGAAAGGACGAACACCTCTAGTGATAACTCTTCCCCCATTACTAATTCTTTCCATATTTGCAATTGCTAATGTGGTTGGGGCTTCTCCTTGATTTCTTGCAACTTCAATTGAACGAGAAAATCTATTTTGACTGCCTTGGTCATCGGGCCGAACTTGATTTACTTCAACAACACCAGCCCATTGAGACTGCCAAGAATTCCACATCGAACCTAAAACATTGTCAGGTATTGCAGCAGCAAAATCAAAATCATGTGCAACACTAATGACAATTGCTGGTCTAACTTCAGTCTCAAACCAATCATCTCCAAAGGGGTCAAGTTCAATTGTTCCTTCCCAAGAAGAAAGCAAAAGAGGCGTAATTCTTTCAACTCTGGTTGCAACCAATTGTTCAGTCAAAACTTCTTCAGTATAGGGCAAAGTAACAATGTCACCCGTCCTTTGGTAGTGAGAAGATGTTCTTTGTGAATCAGTTGTAGCTTGTTCAGATAAACCAATATTTTGCATCTTATGTTTTGGTCTTAGTTCATTATTTTCTGGGTCAATTGAACATTTATAATCAACATTCGCAACATCACCAGTTTTATGACCAGAAAAATTATCTACAACAAATCCAGATTTGAAACGATTTAATCCACCAGCATCTGTCACTTCTAAGTCTTTAGCAGAACGCTCTAATAAATTAAGAGAGGTATAATATTCAACATGTTGCAATCTTCTCTCAATCTTACCAATGTCCTTCATTGTAAATCTTTGATGTCTCTCTCTTTCGAGTTCAACATCTTTAGGTGAGAATGTGAAAGCGGGCAAGAACATGGTTGCCAAAAGCATATTTTGGTCACTAGCTAATGGTGGAACAGGAATTTCCGCTCCAACTCCTTCTTTCACTATAAATCTACCAGCTTGAGATAATTCCACGGTAACAAATTTTGGTAGGAAAAATTCAAAGTCACTTTGAACAAAAGAATCTGGTTTGGGTACATTTGAAATTGATGCCCCTGTTCCATCATACTGTCTTGAGAAAAAGTCAAATGAGTGACCAGTGATTTCATCTGTAGTTGAAAGTGTGGCTGATGCTCCTGCAATGTTTTCGACTCTAGGTCTAAAATCATAACAATCCGTTAGAGGAAATTCACCAGTTGGTGCAGGCGCATCAGGGTCAACCTTTGTTGCACTGTATACTGGAATATCTTCAAATGTCATTTGATCAGCAATATCACTATATGAATCAACAGTAAATACATCACCAGTGCCATGTTCAAAATAATCATATACGACCATCAATCTACCAGTTGGAGAAGAGACATTCTGTTTTCTAACAATTCTTGCAATATCGTAGAAGTTATCTCTTTGACCAGTATCAAGAATAAATCTGTTTGTTATATTTGTGCTTCCATCTGTAACTGTTGTTATGCTTGCAGATGCTCCAGATGACTGTCCTGTAATTGTATCAGATGTAGTAAAGTTGGTTGTGCTAGTCAGGACATATTCCATCGGACTTGAGATATCAATAATTCTACCTTCTGCTTTACTTGAGGAACCAATTATTCTCTCACCTCTAGTAAATGTTCCAGTGATGGTGCCGAGTGTTAGAGACGGCATTGTAACATCTGTGCTAGCTTCTTCCGAATCTAGAACCGCAACAAGTTTGAATACATCAGCCCTACCCAATGATATTGTTCTATCCGTAGGTCTGGTTCCAAATGCATCAGTGTCACCAGAACTAACTTTCAACTTTTTCATAAGTTGAACAGTTTTATTTTTCTGGTTAACACTTGTTCTAAGAATGGTTGCGATTAACTTTACCTTTGTTCCAGTTGGTAAATTAGTTGCATCAGTAATCGTAATGGCTGATGTGCCTGCTCCAGCGATAGTTGAAGACACTGACACAACATCGCCTTGTGATGCACCACCTCCAGAAGTAAGAACTGAAAGTGTATAATCCTTCTCAGCGTGTGCAGCAAAAGTTTCACCAGCACCAGCGTTAAATGTAACAGCATTACCAACAGTGGTTCCAACAAACTGTTTACGAATTGTGTACTGTGTATCAGACAATCCAGCATTTGTTGTGGTCAAATGAGTTTTAATAACTTTCTTTGGTGCCTTATAAACCAGAAGATTTTTCTCTGGTTGTTTAAGTTTTGCAGCAAACTTTCTTTCAACAGAAACATCATCCTCACCTTCCGTTATAAGAACGCCATCATTTCTAGATAGGCTTTCTTCTAGAAGAACTACTTCCAACTGTTGATCTGTTTCTGTAACAATGTCTGCTGTAAAATCTTGACCAGAATCATCATCGTCCATAAACACCTGTTTCACATCACCAAAAGAACGAACATCTATTTTTGTGATTGTCAAATCGGTATTACCACTGTCTTCTACAACATCATCAGTTTCAGCTGAATCAGATGTGGTTATTTTTTCTCCACTCTGAAATACTCCTGCAACTGAAGTCAAAAGAACCTTAGTCCCACTTGTGCCAGACGCAAAAACAAAACCAGTTGCGCCAGATGAAACACCTTTAACTTGTGTTCCACCATTAGAATGAACCGACAAAAGAGTTGGGCTAGGTGTTCCACTCAAAGTAAGTTCAACGAACATTTTAACATCGAATAAGAATAACTTATAAACAGAATCAGTGTTTGTTGAAGAGGCACCAACAGTTCCCGTACTATATTCTAACCCTCTTGCCCGAGCAACACCAATTTTAGTTCCACTTGCACTGCCTCTTGATGAGGTTGCAGTATCGAACAAATCAATCTGTTTAAACTGTGTAGTCTCGCCACTAATTTCTGTAATATCTGGGCTTCCGTAAATATTTCGTACATTAACAAAGTTTCCTAAACCAGCTGTTGTGATGCCAGCATTAATTGTATTGAAATCTCTAGATTTGTTAATATCTTTAATTGTAGGCGCATGTGCAGTAACTACTTTACCTTTAATATAAGCTTTACCAGTAGAAATTTTTAGTGCTAATAAATCTGTTGCAGCAGTATTACTATCGTCTGTTGTAGCACCAAGAGCAAATCTTCCTACATTTTCATTTATTGTTACGCTTTCAAACAATTCAAACTCAAATGGTTTGACAGTATAATCACCTGACTCATCAAAAGTTCTTCTTGCAAATGTTTTTTCTAACTCTGCATATTTGGTTACTTCAGATATCCCTCGTATAATGCCATCTTTAACATCCATCAATTGAATAAAGTTCTCGTCTGTTACAGAGCCACGAGCAAGTTTAGTGAGAGATAGGGAGATTTTAAGTCTATGAGCGCCCTTTGCTGCAAAGTTTGTTGAACCTGTAGAGTTGTCTAGTAGTGTGCCATCTTCCTCTGGAGTAACTAGACTCTCCGTGACACTAAACCCAACTAAAGAACTTGGTTCGTTAGAATAAGGGTCAATAATTAATGTTTCCTCTGAATTTTGAATAAAGTGTCCTCTGACATAGTAAACACCAGATTCAATTTTTGTCGCTTTTCCTTTTCTAGAAGCGGGACCAGTTGGACCTGCCAATTCTGCGGCAGTTGCTGTTGTAACATCTAATGGCGAAGTGAAGGTTGTGGCAGAAGCAACATCAGTAGAATAAGAGGTTGTATGAGTGATACCAGCATTTGCTGATATATTTTCTCCATCTGCAAAAATAGATGTTTCAAAATCACTGCCAGTCCCTTGATATGCAACATGAAGAAGTGGTTGTTCTGTTGATGTTCCGGCAGTAAATCCAACAACCTTTGCAGTAACACCAGTGGTAGCACCAGTGATTAGAACAGGTGTATCTGCATTAAAATATTGAGAGGGGTCAATAGATTCACCAGAAAAAGTCGATGTTAGTTTTAAAGTTGCAACATCAACAAGACTAATCTGGCCTGGTATGACCATTGCACCCTCTTGAAAGATATGGTTACCATGTCGTTCAATTTGATTTTGTAAAGTAGATTGTAATTGAGTTAGTTCCCTTGCTTGTATTGCAAAGCCGGGTCTAAACAGTGTTTTTACAAAATTATCTTCTTCATTGAAATCATCAAAGTAAGGGGCAACATTTAAATTTTTAGTTTCTGGCATGTTAGAATTCCACTATGATTTTAATATCTTCTGTTTGATCTGTAGCTCTTGATATCGGTCTTCGATTCTCTTTGTAAATTATATTCCCACTATCGAATGCAAGTTCTGGATTAGCATATCCATTTGTAAATGTGATAGTAGCAGCGTTAGCAAGAGTGACAGCACTATCTGCCGTAGAATCTGGAGTTGCAACCGCACTGGATGAGGCACCAGTTACAGCATTTGCACCACTGAAAGCAATGTAAGCACCTGTGCTAGAGTTTGTTCCAAAGTCTGCATGTCTCTCTTGTTGATAATATAGAATACCTAAAGATGCATCATACTCAACAACTTTACCAATTGCGTTAGTTGTTGCCTGTGTTATTTTTTCGTCAGCAGTGAATGTTCCACTTGCTGAACCTGTTCCACTTGTAGGAAACTTCAAAGCATATGTCTGTCTTGCAGTGCTTGCTGTTGCGACTGTTGATGTGCCAAAGTCTGTTGGGTCCACAACTAGGCCAACATTTCTAAAATCATTTGTAGCGGCAATGTCATCACCCTCTGCACCTGTAAGTGTAGTGTTTGTCATTACAAAATGAGCGCCCAATTCATTCACACCATTTGTACCATGACCACCCTTTGGGGATATAATAACATCAAACACTGGGTCAGTTGTTCCACCAATTGCAGAAGCAGAAGTTAATGCTGCATCAGAAAATGTGAAACCAGAAGCTATGTTTATCGTTCCATAAGTATACCCACTACCGGCAGCATGAACCCCAGAGGTTGTAGAAGAATTAGTTCCAAAGGATTGAACTTTACCACCAGATATTACAATTCTAGCAATGGCACCACTTGCTGTTCCTTGATTGGCACCATCACCATAAATTGCAGCATAATAAGTTCCATCTGTGCAACCAGCACCAAGATTTGTTACTTGAAAAGATTCAATTGCTCCATCAGTTGCAGCTGCGCTGACAGTGCTATCTGTAATTACTGGCATAAAATCTGTGGTTAGAAATTTGGTTGCATTAGAAGCAGAAATGGTATACATATATTTAAGAACATATCCACCAGTGGTGAATAGTGATGTGCTTTCTGAAGTAGGTTCAGAACCACTAAATGCAGCAGCGGCTGTATTTTCTCCAGCGGGAATATTACTAATTACTTTATAAACTCTATTTGCAGAAGTTCTAAAGTAAAAGGTAGAAGTGTAAAGAGAAGATGCACCGGAATCAGCTGTATTGAGAGAACTATAGTCATCCTTATACATATCAAATGAAGTGCCATTTGACCAATCTCGGCGTGGAATGACTTGAAGAACATCACCTGATGTGATTTTCTTTGCACCTAGCATCTGATCCCAAAAGTAAAATTCATCAGACACACTGTCTGGAGGAGTTGGAGGAGAAGTGTCAGATGCTCCAGTGCCATCATTTGCGCTAGAAAATGCCGTTGATTTTCCAATAAACAAATAATAAGTTGAGGCTGCCGCTTCAGTGAAAGATTCAACAAACTGCGAAGCATTGTGTAGTTTAAATTTTTCTGTGATGATTGCTACCATTTTCGGTTCCCATATCTTTTATTTATTTATAAGATGTTTCCTTATATTTATAAGTATTTTGATGCGATACAATTAGGTCCGAACTGTCCATCATCAAACCAATCAGATTTTTTCACGAATCCTGCATTCTTATAAGATTTCATCGCCGATTGCCTTGGAACAGTCCAAACCCAATTACCCCCATTATTTCTTGCGTATTCTAAGCATTGTATCAGTATCGACTTTGCCAATCCTCTTTTCCTATATTCTGGATTTACCCACAACCCTCTTGACCTATAATATGTAAATATCCCTGTATCAGTCACAAATACACTATTGACACATACTATACTGTTATTATCTTCTATTCCAAAGAATGTTGGATTAGCATTCTTAGCCATCTCTTTATCTTTACCTAGAAAGTCATCTGTCCATTTCCATGTCCACTCATTCGTTTTCGCAACTCCATTTTTCTTATTGGGCCACAAATATGTCTCCCATATAGGTTTTATATCTTCCCATCCTATTTCTTTCACCTCATAAATGTATACTATAGTCCTCCCACAGATGTGGTTTATTGAGGGAATGAGTAAAGT